GTCGATGATGGTTCCGGCGAGTTGAAAAAGAAGTAAAAGACTCTTCAGCCATATCATCAGCGGGTTTTCTTGTCGTAAACTGACCAGGCGGCGCCGGCCAAGGTAATGATCGCGGCAGCCATGTTGTTCATTAGAGCGTCATCGAGCCAGCCCTTGGCGACCATATAGCCGCCGCCGAACGTCAGGATGTGACGGATCACGCCTAGGATGGTTTCTTTGTTCATGACAGTCTCCTTTTTAAAAACAAAATTGATGGAAGCATCAGGAATAACTCCAAATCGTCGGACGCAATCGGTCCTCGGAAAATTCCATGTCGTCTAGGTGGATAAATCGGCCTCGAATAATCCCCCTCTGATGGACACCCACGGCGGTGAACCCATGCCGCGCCGCCATCGAAACAACCCGGAAGGCGGTGTCGCCATGCACCCGCAAATCGACTGCGCGGCCATATAAATGGGCAGAATTTTTAGCCCCGCCAACCTGTCGATTTCGGCTTTCTGACCTCCAGGCGCTGGTCAGGGGCAACGGTATTCCCAACGCAGATCGCAGGCTGCCCAGCTTACCCATCATTGCGATATTCATCTTTGTGGGGTCTGATCCGATCCGCTCGAATTCATCGTCGGAGAAATACTGAAACATCATTCCAGCCCTTGCTGGAGGGCTTTCGACAAGCCGATCCCCAGTTCCATAAGGATGTCATCAACGCCATGCCCAGTAGGCCCGCGCCCGGAGAAAAACACCTCACACACGCGGCCTGTTTTCGGGTCATACCCAATGGACGCATGAATGCGCCCGAATCGGGTGTCGGCGGTTATGCTTTCAAGTTCACGCCGGTTCGGCAGCATCGGCCAGGTACTCTGCTAGTTTTGAAATGAGTCTCGCTGCGTGTCCCGGCGTCAGCGGAAGCCGCGCCATCGCGGAGCCGATCACCAGGAGAACATGAGGCTCGACGCCGGGGCCGCGTATCACGTCAACGATGAGCGGATGTGCGTCAGCCATACATCTTCTCTAATTCCCGCATGGGGATGAAGCGGTGGGATTGGATGTCGTTCGCCCTCACGGTTAAATCGTAGACGCCATACGTCCACCCAGTTAAGGACAGCCTCGCATAAGGCTCGATATATCCGTGGGGCAGAGCGCAGCCCAGGTTGACGATGGTGATTCGCCGCTGCGGCCCTATTTTCGGCCTCGGAATCACGAAGCCTTTGTGCGTGTGACCGAAGACGATACTGTACAAGGCATCGTTTCCTATCATATTTTGAGGCATCCGGCCCCCATACGGCTTGCCCATGATCGTCATCGGGACGTGCGTGAAACCTACGCCGCCTAGAAATTTCCATTCCCCGTATTGGCAATAATCGAACCGGCCACGGGAAAATGCTTGCTCAAGCCGAAGCCCGAACATCCCCTCCACTTCAGGGTGTGAATCCTCCCAAGAGTAGACACGGGCTTCGTGGTTGCCCATCGTGACGAATCGATCAGGGTCGTAGCCCTCATCGAACTGTGTCACCATCGCGCCGATGGCCGCTTCCAGGCTGTCGATGTCATTCTCGAAGCTGGGCTTCATGCGCCCCGAGATCGTTCCGAAATCCTCGAAACTTGAGCATGAATCGAAGGTCGCGAAATCTCCTATCTGAATGATGTGGGGGATGGCGTGTTCGTTTGCATATCGCCCGATCCACCTGAAGCGGTCCTTCTCGGGTAGGGCCGGGGAATCGTGTAAATCCCCGATGGCGAGGACACGGTATTCCGGCTCCTCTGGCTCGTCCGTTTCGCCCGTGTAGACGCGAATCTTATGGCGCCTGGGCGGTTTGACCTTGACGACAATCGGATCAGGCGGGGCGTACAGGCTCCAATCGGGGACCAGGCCGAAATACTCTTCAGCAGCCCGGATGCGGGAATCGAAAGTTTTTCGGTTGACCCCGACGAAAGCCGCTCCCCTGGCGATTGCCCCCTTCTGCCCAGCCGGCGCCGTCGCGCCCTTTGGAAAGAACCCCTCCCGGAGGGCGGCATTGACCGCATCGACTGCCTCCTGGGCGATTTTCTTCGTTAGCTTTGCCGTCGGCATTCAAGGCTCCCAGGATTGTTAAATTGAATATCCGCTGTTTTGTTTGGGGTCCTGGACGATGATATAAACTGCGTTTTCCCCGGTGGTTTCGACTTCCCAAATTTCGTTTATTTTGCCGTCCCAGTTGGACGCATAAACGTGGAGGAGGTGTTTTAAACGCACTACGGCGGGGAATGGGAAGACGAAGCAGCCGTCTTCCTGCACGAGCATTTCAGCCATCGCGACGGCGCGCTCGCGGCCCTTTTCGTCTTCCCTGGCCAGCCGGAAAATAGATTCATGATCGCAACCGAACTTGATAAAGACACCGTCGCCTTTGCTCATGATCGCCGTTACTGGAGCGGACATGAAAAAGGCCGCTACGAGAGCGGCCAGAGCTAAAAAGGGCGCATATATCTCATCGGCCTTTCCTCCATTTATGCCAGATTGTCTGAACCAGAAGGGCGGCGGTCAGGACGCCGACGACCCAAGCCAGGATGGGCTCGTTCACGGCCAGCCAGCCGGTGACGGTGCCGCCGCCTGCGACCTTTAGGCCAGTGGTGATATCCGGCTGGAGGGGTGTCATGTCCAACATCCCTCTTTATTCGGGCGGCGTCGGCCACGATGGGTTGGCTGGATCAGCCTCTGTCGCAGGGCGGTCGCGGAGTTGCTGACGGTAGGTGATCCAGTCATCTTTGGTTTCATCATCCAACGGCGAGTCGTTGTATTGGGTCCAATCGCTTTCGGTTAGCAGGGCATTACGTTCTGTGCGAAGTCTCTCCCAACTGCTTGCAAGAGCATCGGCGTCAGCTTGTGCCTGATCATTGGTGACTGTTTGAGCCTCGGCATCGACAACCCAATAGCTTGTGGAGCCACCGGGATCGGGGGCAACAAAGCCGGTATCAGGGGCGTAGGTTGCAACGTGACTGACGGCATCAGCCTCGACGGCAAAGTCTTGATATTTATCCAGCTTGCCGCCTGTAGATTTAACGATTGCTATAAAGTTTTCCATTTTATTCTCACATGTAACTGATGTTGGCAACGCCAGCATCAAACGTATTTGCGGTGATAAAGGATATTTGAGTTAGTTCAGATGAAAGGGATTTAGACCCCCCCATCCAATATGTCGTGTCGGCACCGTTGCGAGTGATTACCCCTTTATAAGACCAAGTGAAGTCACTAGCATCCTCTAAGACAAATTGTATTACCCCCGAGTATGTTCCACTCGCTACAACAAACCCGGCAATTTCTGCGGCACTTGTAACGGAAGCTATAGATAGGGCTGTTGCAGTGTCTATGCTTGCCAATGATCCCGTATATCCCGATGTTTCCAAGCCAGCGGAATCTCCGAGTTGGGCGCTATATATGCCAGATCCATCGGAACTAACTCCATGTAACATAAGATTAATCATGGTTGTTCCAGAGGGGATGCTTCCAAATGTCTTTGCCGAACCAGAAGTACATTCCTGTTCCGTGGCGAGGGTAAAGCCCCCACCAGCCAGATCAAGAATGCCTTGAACCGTGTCCTCTTTCATGGCTCCGCTGTCGGAGGCATCGGAAAAAATAATGGCATCTCCCGCGACGATGGTGGCGTCGGTTAGCCCAGCCAATGCGCCATGTAATCCCGCCGGGGTCACTACCCGTGCAGTGTCCGTGCCTGTAACCGTCTCCGCCGTTGTCGCAAGCTCGGCAATACCTTTGGCTGTCGCAGATGCGACCTTGGCCTGAAGACCGGCAGGAGTTACTACCCTCGCCGTATCTGTCCCGGTGATCGTTTCGGCGTCCGTCGCCAGTTCCGACACGCCGGTGGCCGATGTGGTTGCCGATTGCTTGATGCTGGAAAAGGCTGTAGCTCCACTCTCATAGGCAAACGCGCCCGCGCCGGTTGCGACGATGAACTGGCCGTCGCTACCTGGCGCTCCAAGGGCGTCGAGGTCTTCAAGCACTCCATCGACCGCAATGGTCCCTGACGAGGTTATGGTCGAGAACGAGAACCCAGCCCCAGCGGCGATGGACGTGACCGTGCCTGACGTTTGCGGCTGAATTTTAGTCCAGTTGATGGCGGTGGTATTGAGCGTGCCGCCCGTATTGGACGTGCAGAGGTAGATGGTGTCGGCGTTTGCGGTCCCCTCCTCGATGACAATCAACGCGCCCGGATGCTCATCGTAGGTGTCAAAAAGATCATCCCGCGCCGGGGAAGATGCAACCTTGTAAACCCCGTTCTGATGGGTGGTGCTTTGGTCCATCACCAAAACAAGGTCGTCGGTCGCCAGCGTCACGCCGTCCAGGGTGTCGCCGTTGTTCAGCGCCGTCGCGATGGTGATGTTGGCCGTGGTGGCGGCCCGCACGGTGGAGCGTTTGGCGAGACCGGCCAGCAAATTATCGACATACTGCTTGGTCGCGGCCTTCAGCGCGGCATCGGGGTTGCCCGCCAGGATCAGGTCGCCGGTCATGGTGCTTCCGGCCTTGGCGACGGCCCCCAGGGTTGTCAACTGCGCCGCTGCGTTGGCATCGTCCACCAGGGCGCGGCCAGCCGAGGTGAAGTCCGCAACGGCGGCGGCGCCGGAGCCGGTGAAATATGGCACCTTGTCAGCCGCCGAGGTAAGGCCCGCAATGGCGGCCAGGTCGGCGTCATAGGCTTGTACGTTTGTGCCGATTGTCAGGCCAAGGCTCGTTCTTAATGTGGCCCCCGTCTCAAGCACGAAATTACTTCCGTCGCCGACAATGAGGCCGCTGTTAGTTACTGCCAGCCCGGCCACGTCCTGCAACTGCTGGTCGAGGCGGGCGTTGGGGAGCGTGCCGGAGAGGAGTTTCGCGGCGTCAACGAGTCCGTTCACGTCCAGCATGGAGACGGAAACGGCCAGGGTTTCCGATGACAGGGAACCGCTGTCCCAGGTGATGGTTACGGTGGTGTTCGGGGCGCTATAGGCAGAGGACGCTATCACCCCGTAGATGGTGCCGGTGGAGGAGCCCACGGCGCGGATGCGGCGGGCTGCCGTGTAGATGGCCGTCTCGTTGGAGGAAATTGTGAAGCTGGTGCCGCTGGCATAAGTGGTCGTATGCCCCCAGTTATGCCAGCCGCCGTCGTTCAGGAACGTGCGGACATCGGCCATCAGCGCCCTGGCCGAATTGTTCACCGTCGAGGGCAGTTGCGCTTCCGCAAAATTGATCGAGTCCACGGTCGCGTTGCTAGACGCCGTCGTGGACCAGTTTTTCATCGCCATCTTCTAAATCTCCGAAACGTGGTGTAAAATGGTCGCATGGACGCCAATCAGGCACTCCACACCGCCTTGGTTGCAGCCGGGGTCGTTCTGTTGTTGCCGCTTTACGCACGATTCCGCAAATGGCTGCAATACTGGTTCTATTTAGGGGCCGGGAAGGTTATTCACGGTCTCGGCTGGCTCGCGGGAGCCGCCATCCATTACCTATGGCCCGAGAAGCCCGCCTAAGAGTGGGCGTGGGCTGCCGTCAGTCACGGCCCATACCTTTCGCCAGGGGCCGGGATGTTGATTCTCAGGGGGTCTCCGAGGAGCCCGCCTAAAGCCTGCGGGACCGCTGGCGACAACGTCGGCGCGGCCCGGCGCAACCCGCCCCCGACGATCCCCGCCGCTTGGGGGCGCCTCGTCAAGAAGGTCTGCAAGAGCCGCTGCATGGGGGACGTATACATCCCCGCGCCAGCGGTAAGTCCCAAGCCGGTCAATGCAGCGGCTGTCGGCTCATAGTAACCGCCGCCCAGCAACCCTGTAGCCAACAATGCGCGTGGGGCTGTTCCGCTTTCCGGGATTTTCGGGGCCAGTTTTTCGACGCCCGCCCCCGCCATTGGCACTTCGAGGGCCTCGCCGCGTGCAATGCCGCGTTTCCGCACCCTCGGGTCGGCCTTTTTGACAGCCCCCAGATACTGCGACGCCGTGAAGACGCGGCCTTTTGCTGCGGTGGCCGCGTTTTCCAAGATGGTCAGCTTGGCCCACCCCGCGTTGATATCGGCGACACGCTGCGCCTTCGCTTTTCCCGCATGGCGGAACAGTAGTTCGCGCCACGCGGCCTGCGCTTCCGTCAGCGCATCACCTATCTGGCTTTGATCGACATCAGTACTCTTCTTGAATTTCTTGGCGAGAACCCCGAGTTGCTCCTCAACCCCTTTCCATGAGCGGCCATCCATGCCCGGACGGTCGCCCTTGAATTTAGAAAAGACCTTATTCTCAAGAACAACCTTGAACCGTTTCCCCGCCGCGCCCCCGATGTCATCGGCCATTGAGGCCAATTTGACCATGTCGTTTCGGAAGATGTCATCCATAGAGACGTTGACCCCCTTCAGCACATCATCGTAGGCGCGGGAAAGTTCGTCACCGACATGGCGCACCATGTCTTCTCCCGCGTTGATGTTCTTCGGCACCGTTTTGCCGATGGGGTTGAGGACGCGGTTGCCGACCGCCTTGTTGAATGCCACAAGCCCGCGCAGATGGGCCGCCTTGATAGCATCACCGAAAAACGGGATGCTGGTCAGTTTTTCCTCCGTCGCCTTCCATGCGCCGCCTAAAATTTGCCCAGGCGACATCGGCACGCCAGCTTTGGCAAGCATCTTTGTCGCGGCGTCCGAGACGGGCGATACCACCCTGGCGGCCCCCCGGGCCAGATATGGCGCAGTTGGGCCTGCAACAACGCCGAGGCCGGTCTGCATGGCTTTCGTCTTCCAGTAGTCGTCCTCGTCCCCATGAACCGGCATTAGGGCGCCAGACAAACCGCCAACCGTCGCCGCTTGTCTTGTGCGGGCCAGGCCGGATACCGCAGCCCCGCCGGGGATGCGGGCAAGCGGGAGCGTTGCGGCGATATTCCCGGCCAGGCGGCTCTTATCGAACTTGCCGACCATTTGGCCCCCGCGCCAATCTTGCTGATATCCGCGTTCCGCCTCGCGGTTTATCCTTACGATATCGGCCACCTGTCGCTTGGCCCACTTATCCAATCCCCAATCGTCGGGGATGGCGGCCTCGATCCCACGCACCATCAATTCCGCTCCAGCGTCCGGGATGTCCCGCAGGCCGCGCACGAAACCGCCGACCCCGGTGCCGCGCCAATCGTCAGCCGGGGGCGTTGTCGCTTCCGGCGGTGGCGCTTGCGCCTCGAACTTTTCAAGCACTTGCGCCTCGGGCATATCGTCCGGTGCCTCGATCTCGTAAGTCGCGCCGTCTGGTAATTTAATCTGGTACTTTGCCATTATCCGCCACCCTCTGGACCGATTCTCTTTATTGTAATTTCACCAGGCACAAAGGGTTTCACATCTTTCATTTTTCCACGCCAACCGGCGCTATATTCGATGCGATTCGGGTTCAGTTGATAGTCTGCGGCCAGTTTTGGATCTGCAAAGATGGGGTTGGCGTTGGCAAAGTCTCTCCACTCGTCTTCAAACCCCTCCAATGTCCTGTATTTTTCGATCCAGGCTCTCTTGGTGCGGGTATATTCTCCGTCCCGCTCCAACTGCGCCAGTTTTGCCTTGGAGACGTTGCGGTTGACTTCCGGTAGTTTCTCGACGGAAACCGTTGCGCCACGGAACATAGCGACATCCCGATCCGATGCGGCACCCGGCATCCCCTGGCGCATATGCGGGGTAATCTCGTCCGCTATGGCTTGCATACTTGCAATCTCGGGATCGAACTGGGCTTCGACCCCAATAACCCCCGGAATCTTACGCCACATTCCGCCGGTGCCTTGTCCTTGCTTCTCTTGTTTTGTCAATAGGTTGCCAAAACGGGTCAGGGCATACTTAATACTGCGACTCTCAACAACTCTCTTTTCATCCGCCGCGACAACCGTCAGGGCGTTGTTATAGGTCGCCAGCGCTATTCCTTTCTCCAAATCCGCCTTGGCTCTTAGTGAGGAGGGCGTTTTCGGTTTCGGTGCATAGGGAGAAACTTCCGCCTCCGGCGCTCCTGGGGGCGGGGCCATCGCTCCTGGAGCCACCGCAGGGGGCGCCGTGGGAACCGGGTCAGTATATTGGCTGATTATTTCTCTCGTCGGTATGTGCATGGCGCCAACGTTCGGGATGGCAATCCAATCATCACGGTCCTTGCGTCCTGCCAGAGTAGCTTTGATCTTCCAAGTGCCTTTCAACCATTCAGCCGGGTTGGCCCGGATCAAGTTGGCGTAATCCCCCCTTCCAATGGCGTCCATCTGCTTCGCTTCTACCTCGGCGGCCTGTTGTGTTCTGTTTAGCTGCTCCTGTTCCCGTCCATATTTCAGATCCACCAGCCTTTGCTGCCGCCCCTTTTCCTTCGCCTTCTGGAAGGCCAGCGCCCCTTGGGAAATGTATTTCCCGCGTGCGCTTGGGTCGGTGGTCGGCGCCCCGGCGGCGATCAGGTAAGGGCCTATTGCGCCCAAACTCGTGCCAAACGAGGCCAGGCGGGAGGCCGCTACCTCCGCGTCCGTGGAAGATGCGGCAGTAGGGGTAGCGGGGGGAGGTAGCGGCGGTGGGCTGGGGGTGACCTGCCCAGGCGTGGGCGGCGACGGCCTAGCGCCACCTAGTCCCCATCTCAGCGGACTGGGCGGAACATTTTGGCCCATCGGGGGAACGGTCAACAAACCACCCTGGATACCCTGGTTATAGGCCGGGGAAATATTTCCAGGCCAGTTCTTGACGGCCCCTGATGTCGGAAAACCCGGACGTATGCGCCCAAGCGGAGACCTTAACGCCGGCATAGGCATTACGCGGATATTACTGTGTCTCATTTATCTCACCCCTAGCCTGCTGTAATCAACGGCAAGGTATTTGCCGATCTTAAAGACCGCCTCTGGAATGATCTTGAGGATTTCCTGGGCCATCACGCCGATCCGGCGCGGCCCGTCCCAGATATAATCGAACTCATACCAATTAAGGCCGTTGATCTCGCCAATAAGTTGGATGTTCTTCTTCAGGCGCTGGTCACTCAATAAGCTCTTGATCCCGGCAAATGCGCTTTTCGTCGCGCCGCCGCCGAAGAGGTCGCTGGCTATCCCGGCTGCCGTCCCCGCGTATCCGAGGCCTTCTGCAAAAGGATCGCTGTACAAGGGCGCCGCCGTCGTTTGGGTGCCGCCGAATTGGCCGCCGCCGATTGTCGCCATGTACTCACGCAGTGCCTGACGCGGGGCTTCCTGTCCTTGCGCGAACCGACTGATGTCCTCTTGTAATTGCGCCTCGGCGAACTTCTCCCGGGCGCCGCCGACGGCGCCTAGCCGTTGCAGGTCACCGTAATCAAGTTCGGCCATCGCCGGGGCCATCTGCGCCGCCGCCTGTTGCCGCGCCCGCTCGTCGGCATAGTTCCGGTAGGCCATCGCGGAGGTGACATCGCCGATCTGGCGCTGATAGGCTTCCGCCGCTCGTTGTTGCTGGTTCGCCATCAGGCCGCTGCCGTACCGCCCGGCCTGCGAGAAGGCACCGCTGATCCCCGGCAGCACGTCCTGGGTGAACCGCTCCTGCATGGGCCGCGTGGCGGCTTCCATCGCGCTTGTCAGGTACGGGTTGCTTTCCGGTGAGAGGTAATCCCCTTGCACGGTTGAAAGGATGTTTTCCTGGGCCGCGCCGGTCAGGGGTGATCCCGCCCGCGCCCGGCTTTCCATGCCCGTTAGCGCCTCTTCCGTGGCTGGTGAATATGGAATTACGGTTGAATAGGGATAGAATTGTTGCGGCTGGTCGAGGAGGGTTTCCGCCCTCCCGAACCCTTCCGTTAGGTACGGCTGCTGTACCGACCAGGGGTCTTTGTTGACCACGGTGGTCGAAGTGCCGCTGGGTTTACTGCTGGAACTCATGTCAACCTCTTTTCTAGAATTACCGCCTTTTTGGAATATTTATTCAAAACACGCTCCCAACCAGGGCGCCCCTGGATGGCGACCGTCGCGCACCCGCGCTCCCTGGCCCAGGCTTCGATACCCTCCAGGCCGTGGAGCCAGCCATCCCTGCCGTCTCCGGCGCAGAGCCAGATCAGGCACTCCGTATAGAGTGGGTAATTGGTGATCGTCGTGACTGTCGCCGCCTGCGGGCCGTTCCCGTCCCAGGCCAGCCAAAGCTGGGCCTGGCCGTCGCCCAGGTCTTTCTGAAGGTCGTGGAAGCCGTGCGTGCCGCTATGCGCCAAGGCGCGTTCGAGCAACGGCTTGACCCGCGAAGCCGCCTCGACGGCGTCCCCTCGCGGGACGATGCAAAATTTCAAACGAAAAGCCTAATAATGTTGACGAGGAACTCTATCAGGGCCATGCGTAATTATAGCCTATTTCCAGGCCAATATTGCGCTTTTATTAGCCCCGCCGTGGCAAATGGCAGGTCATTCATCCCCCATACTGTCGCCTTGGGTGGATACGGTTAAAAAGGACTGCCAGCATCATCGCCCACACCGCCACCAGTACCGGGGCCGCCCCCAGGTCCGCCGCCAGTACCACCAGGGCCGGCGGTGCCGCCGACGCCGGCGGCGTCATAGGCATCCTCCATTGCCGCCGTCATTTCGGTTGCTGTCGGGACACCCCCATATCCTCCGCCATAGGCATCCTCCATTGCCGCCGTCATTTCGGTTGCCGAGGGCGCCGCCGTCTGATATCCCGAACCCTCCAGGCCCGCGACCCCCAGGTGGCTTATTTCATCCGCTAACTGTTCCGCCGCACTTTGGCCGAATATGCCCGTAACGGCGTCAAAGAAGGCCGACCAAGTACTAAGGTCTGGGTCATAGCCGACCGTCGGATATCCGGGGGGGTGCGCCCCGTATTCTGTCATCAATGCCTCTTCGGCCCTTTCAACGTCCGAATAAGCGCCTAAAAGACCTCCCACAAGCCCTGGGCCTGGAACACCTAACCCAAGCCCCAAGGCGGTGCCAAAAAGGCTCATGGCAGGCGCGTAGCCAGTATACCCTAAAGGCGCCTCGGGGTCCGTATCGGGCGCTGGCCCAGCCGGCGCCGGTTGCCCGGGAGTTGCCCCGAAGTCCGGGTCAGTCATCCCCGCTTCCCCGTCTCCGTCAATCGGCTCGGGGCGCTTCCACCGTTGGGGGATAACCGGCGGCGCTGGCGGCGCCGGCGGCGGCGACGGCCATGTTGCATAAGCCGGGGCGGCCCGGGGGAAAATATACTGATTACCTACCCAGGGCATTTTAACCTACCAATACCATCTTGTAAGTCCGATCCGTCTGTGAGTTGTTTGCGTGCGTAATAACCACGCTGTCGTTGACCCGGCCCGCGCTTGAAACGTACAGGGTGCCATTGCCCAGTTCAGCCGCTGCGTTGGCCGTCGTCGGCATGAACAGGCAGGCCGTATGGACGCCCAGCCTAGCATCCGTAACGGTGGATGAGGCGGCGCTGGCCGTTAGCGTCACGTCGATAACGTTGTTGCTTTTGCCAAGCATCAACAGGCTGTTCGATTGGGCCAATTGCTTGCGGTGCTGTTTTTCATCGTCCAGGTCGAGGGGCGGGACCGGGTATTCGGAAACGCTCATGCCGCGCCGTCCTCGGCAACCTCCGCATCGACCCCTTGTGCGTGGGTCCAGGAGCCCCCGGCGGCGATATTGACTTGCGCCCTGGCGAAACGGGTGGAAACCGTAAAGTGGGCCTGCCCGTCCGCGTCGATGCTGTTCTCGCTGCTTTCGGTCACCGTATCCACCGGCTGATCACGGTAGCGCAGCTTGATCGTCACGGTGCCGCCGTCGATGTACGGGCGCACCCCGTTGATGAAGATGCGCCCGGTGCCGCCGATCTCCTGGGTTTCCAGGCTTGCCGCCAGGGGGGCGCCGGTGAAGCGGGCCAGTTTCTTGTCCTCGTTGAAGCCGTTGAGGATGGTCAGCCCGCCGATCCACGAAGGGTCGTCCAGGGACACGCCGAGGGAGTCTATGTCCCCGTAGCCGTCCATGCTGTCCAGATCGACCTCGATGGACAGGTTCCGGAACATGAAATCCTGCTCCACTTCCGCCGTTGACCAGCGGTCCACGGCCCAGTTGTAGATGATGACCTTGTTGGGCCGCCCGCCTGTGTTACCAACGGCTGGATATGCCCAGTACACTTGGCGGGACAGCGGGTCGCCCGCGCCATAGACCCTGTGCATATAATTCTGGTCCAGATCGTCCAGGAAGAACTTGTCCACCTTCTGGTCGCCTATGGGCTTGCTGCCCGAACCCGTAAACATTTCAAAGCCTTCTTCGCCGAGGTAGAAGCCAAAAGGCCCGACGTTGACGACGCTGTTGGGTGCCAGCGTTCCCCGATCGCGCTCGACCTCCAGGATATTGAACACAGTCGGCGGGCCGACGTATTGCAGCTTATAGATCGCTCGCTTGCAGAATATCGCCCCATCCATGCCGCCGATGGCCCCGACGATGGCCTGTACCTGGCCGCCTACCGGCAAGTCCTGCCGGTCGCTTTGCTTCGATGCGGCGTCTGCGGAGCCTATGGTCGGCCAATCCGTGGGATCATTGATGGCCGCCCACCAGATTCTGTTGGACTTGGCGCCGTCCGTCGAGTCCCAGGTATTCCCGAAAACGACGAAATCCTTGACCACCGCCGCCACCTTCGCCCGTGGCGGGCTGCCGCCCAGGTCTGCGAAGGCGCTGCTTGTCCCCATGACGTAGCTTTGCGGCGGGTCCGTGTGGCCGTTGACGCTAATCACCCTGTCCCCGAACTGGATGAAATTAACGGTGTCCTTCGTGGCTACCGTATAAACCCCGGAGGACTTGGAGACGTTGGACCAGCTTGTCGCGCTCAACTTGAACAGGTCGTCGCTATCGCCGCAGAAGGTGTGGACCGTCCCCTCATTCTGCGTGAACGACCCCGCCCCCTGCGGTCGGTTGGAGAGCGCCGCCGAGACCGCGCTCAACGCCGGAAACGGGCCGTAGCTCGCCTTGGTCCTGGGCAGAACGTTGTTTGCAATGGTGGCGCCCGGGTTCCCCAGGTCGGCCTGGTCAGGCAGGAATGGCCCGAAGGGAACCATATCAACCCCTGTTGATGTCGAAGCCGGCGCCGCCGAACTCCGTCACCATCTTGACCCGGGCTCTCGTCTGCCCGTCCATCATGTTGAGTTCATCGACAACCTCTTCCAGCAGCGCCCGGTTTTCCACCACGGCCTGCGAGTTCTTGGCCCTGGTATTGAAGGCCATCAGGGCCGAATAAATGTAGGCGTCGGGCGCGTTGGTCAGCAGCCAATTGGCATCATCCGTCGCCAAATCCCAGCGTTGGAAGTAATGCTGTTTCAGCGTGTAATCCTGGTCCGCGCTGCGCTCGAAATATATCTTGTCGCCAATGGCGTAGTAATCGGGCCGCCCGCTGGCCGTGCTGGCTTTCGTCCGCAGGGTGGGCCAGGCAAGCTGGATTGGCTGCCAGTTGTCGCTCGTGTAGTACAAATCCTTATGGGCGATGAAATCGCTCGGCAGGGACACATAATCGTTGCCGGAAGACAGCGTCAGGGAACCGTCCGTCTCCTGCTGCAACAGCCGCAGCTTGCGGTTCAGGCGCGTTTCCCCCCGGGTGATGTAATCATTCCAGGTGATATCGCTGCGGCTCGTTTCGGTATCGAGCGCCGTTTTCAGTTCAGCCAGGGTGGTGATCGACATGGTATCTGCCCGCTACATTGGTTTCTTTTTAGGCCGTTCTTTCGGCTTGGGTTTCGCCGTCGCCGCTTCCGGGCTGTCCGACCAGCCGCTTTTCGGCATGTCGTCGGCATCGAAAATCTTGGCTTCCACCTCGCCGTCAACGATCCGGTAAAGAAAAACTTGTGTCATCTGTCACCTCGAAAAAGAAGGGGCCGCCCCATTACAAGAGGGCGGCCCCCAAGTCGGGAGAGATTTAGTTCATGTGGATGCGGCAAGCCAACTCTGGCCTGACGGTCTTGAACCCGTACAGGACGTCGAGCCTGCAAGGGAACGTATCGGTCGTGATTGCGTAATCACGCACGATCCTCATCGAGATGCCGTCCACAACCTCGCGGGCGGCAAAATCGACACCTGTCGGCATAAGCAAGTCGGCAGTCGCAAATGCAAACGCATCCTTGTGGTAAGCCATAGATACGCCGAAATCCGCGCTCGCGGCGATATCGGTGGTCTGATCGCTTTCGTTCTTGTGAAGCGCGGCGTTGTTGGCAGGCATTGCGCTAACATTCTGTTTCGCCCCGGAGGATCTTAATTCAGGGGTGAAGCTGATGCTCGTCGCGCTGGTCCCCACATCGCTGGTCACAGCGAAATGCTGCAACTGGGTCAGTGTGGCCTTGGTCTCCGGGTGGACACGGTAGACAGAGGCGAAGTAGAAGATGTCGCCCTTTTTCCATGTGCCGGCCCCCGTATCGATGGTAATCGAGGTCGAGCCTTCGGCTATCGTGCCGCTGTCGTTGACAAGATAGTCGCCGGTTCCGTCATCGGTGCCTGTCGTGTGCTGCGGCCACATCGTATTCTCCATGATGTCGGAAAACCCGAATGTGTTGCTGGCGACGCGGCCCTCTCGGTAGTTCTTCGCGACCTTCGTCTGGTCGTTGTAGAGCCCCTTGATGGTATCGACCAGGTCCACGTTGTCCTGCGTGGACAGGTTCAAGGTCCGCTTGTCGTAAGGCGCCAGGCTGTCGGTCAGCACCTTTCCAGAATTCAAGACATCCGCAACGGTAACGGTGGCCCCTACGTCGGTGACGTGGTTGTAAACGTCCTTGTACATGGACATGGCGTCGCTTTCGATGTTGGCCCCCAGGACCGACATCGCCGGTTCCAGGATGCGCTCCGAAAAGTCGTCAAGGTCCATCGTAAGGTCGTCGGAGGTGAAGGTTGTATCCACGCCCTTCTGCGTGGCAACCTGTAACGTGACGCTTGTCTCGACAATATCCTGCGTCGAAAGGGTCGCGCCCGAGCGAACTGCGTATTGGTTCGGAAGGCGGATTTTCAACGAGTCGCCGATCTTCGCGCCGCTTTTGGCGAAGCTGCTGTCGTACTGTCGAAGGACAGTGCCGACGAAATTCAGCTTCTGGTGGAGGATACGCAGGGCTTCCCGCGTAACCGCCGTCGGCGTGAGTAGAGTGTTAGCCATCGGTCAAACTTCCTTAGGTTGGAATTGAGACAACGGCGAAACTAAGCGCTGCGTTTCGCCACTTGTTTGTTGCGCCATCTCACCCATTCGTCCGCCGTCATCTTCTCCGGATCTTTCGTTCCGCCTTGTCGGGCACCCTTGACCTTCGCGGCTGGTTGCGCCGGGGCGGGCTTCGGCTTGGCCGCCTGCTTGGAGACCAATTCGTCATAAAGCCGAGCCTTGTGGATCAGTTTGACATGCACTGGGTTGATTACGCGCGACGCCTCGGTTTCCGTAAGGCCCGCTTTCAAAGCATATTTGTGGGTCTTTTGGGCCATCTCGGCGTCCCAACCCGGTATATCCGCTTCCAGCGAGGTTTGGCCTTTTTCAAGCAGCTTGGCGTATTCTCCACGCTGTTGCTCGAATGCCTGGTGCTGGTTTTCCTGGAGCCGGGCCAGGGCCTGCTGCTTGTTGTCTTGCAAGCCCCTTTGCTGACGGTCCAGCTTCATCGCTTCCACTGGATCGTCGTTGTAGGCAGTCTCCCAATCCACAGCCTCATAGGCCTGTAGTTGTTGATCGATAGCCTTGATCGTCGCCACCTCATCGATATGCAACTGGTGCAGTTCGGTATCGCGTTGGAGTGTTTGGGCCGTGGCCTCAAGTTCCTTGCGCTTCCCCGATATGTCTTGCATTTTTCGGGTGTAGTCCGACTGCCGTAAAAGTGCGTCTTTTATCTCGGGCGGCACCGAGTAGTCCTTGCCGTCGAACTTGACATCGACAACAGCGGACTCGGGTTCCTCGTCTTCGGGTGCGTCCTCGGTAGTGTCTTCCTCTGGTGTGGCGTCCTCCGGCGTGTCCTCGTCTTCGGGTGCTTCGGTCGTCGTCTCGACAAGTTCCCCCTCGGCTTCCGCCTCCGGGAGATTGTTTGTCTCGTCCATAAAGGGTCTCCTAAATGATTGAATGGGGTTGGAATTCGGGCCTATCGCCCGTCGCCAATCTCTCCTTTTCGATATCGGCCATCGCTTCCATGCGATCTGTTTCGGCCTTGTATTTGTCAACGACGACCTTTTCGGCGTCGATGGTGTTTTTCTGCTCGACCAGTTGCCGGTCCCGGATCAACGTCTTGACCTGTTCAATGGCTTCCTGCAACTGAGCCTGCACCGCAGCCATCGCCTGGTCGTCCTGGCCCATGCCCGCAGGGAGCAACTGTTTCAGCCGCTCCGAGATTTCCTCCGCGCCCGGCCAGTCGAGGTTTCTGGCAATGATGTCGCCGATGACCGGCGCCGCCTGCGGGAAGGCCCGCAGCAGTTCCATCATCTGCGTGGCCGCCTCTTCCCGCATCGTCGTGAAGCTGGGGCCTGCCTTGACGACGATGTCGTAACGCCCGGTGGTGAGGTCGTATATCCGGGGTTCCGGCTCGTCCGGCATCTGCATCGGCTGGTTGATCTGCATCGGCTGGTTGATCTGCACGGCCTGGGATTGCTCGTCCTCGCCCAGCACGCGGATGATCCTCGCCTCGTTGTAGACGTGGGGGATCAGGTCGATCAGGCACTTCCCGGCGTGGCGGATGGCGCGGGTCATGTTGTCGATAAAATGAAAAGTCGAGATGTCACCCTCGCGCTGCCGGGCCATGATGGCTCTGCCGCTGACCTCGTTTGAGCGTTCCCCGAGGGACGCATCGAACATCCCCATCACCGCCTTCATGTCGTCCGAACTGTTGAGGGCCTCTTGCAGGGCGCCCGCCGGGACACCGGCGAAAGCCTGCCGTTGCGGCGGCACCTGGCCGTCGTATTCGATATAGGGATGGGTCGATATATTGGCCGTCGCCCACTTGTCGGAATCCGTGGCGAAGGCGCCCGCCGGGCCGATCCAAGGCGTCTTGGGCGCCAGGGCAACGAGTTCCGCCGTCGCCGTGCGCCAGTAGTTGTACATGACCTGGCTGTCGCGGGCGAAGTGGATCAGGCTCATGAAATGCCGCTTCTCGCCGACGACAACCTCCTCGCCGAAGACCGGAATGATCGGGATGTAGCGCCCCGCCCATTCCTTCGTGCTCAATACGTCGGCGCCGCCCAGTAGCCGCTGGGTCACCCGGTGCGACTTGGTCATCCGCGAGGTTTCCGGGAAGATGCCGTTGACCTCGTAGTATTCGCGCTGTTTTTCGTAAACGTCGGCGTCCAGAACCTCGCCGTTCGTCATCAGGAGAATTTCTTTTTCAATCTCGTCCCGCGTCCAGTATTCCGCCACCCGCACGCTGTCGCTGCTGATCCAGGTGTCGTTCTCGGTGTCCTTGGAATTCGCATCCCAATCCCCGGGGTCAACGTCCGGGTATAGCTTCTCGAAGTCGTCCTTCGGCAGCATTTCGGTGACGAAGGCGAGGTTCCAATCGCTGCTGTCCACCGCCGTCGAGCGCGGATCGCGGTAGACGCTGAACGGGTTCGAAATGCGGTTGATCCTCAAGTCAAGATCGAAGCTGTCGTCCTCCGCGAAATCCACGTCCACGCGGAAATAACCGATGCCGCAGGAGACCGCGAAGTCGATGGCCGTGTCGTAGGCGGCGTCGGCGTTGCTGGACGCCTCGATGTTGCGGATTAACCCATCAAGCACTTTTGCCGTTTCGATGTCGGCGTTGCTGTCCACCGGGTGGACCCGGATCGCGGGCTTGTTCCGCCGTGCGTCATTTACGACCTGGCGGATGAAAGCGGGCATCCGGTTGATGGTCAGGCACGGTCGGTGCTCCTCGTCGCGGGACTTCTTGACGCCTTCCGGCCATTGCTCGCCCAGCCTGGCGAACCTGAGGTCGTCAAGGGCCTGCTCGCGGTTTTCGGATTCGGCATCCTCGCAAAGCTCAAACGCCTCGCGGGCTTCCTTGATGGTGTCGCTGTCATTAGCCATATTTCTAAGCCATCCATGAAGTGTGACGGTCTATTCTGGTTTTCTTGACCGGGCGCGCCACCATCCGGGGGAACAGTTCGGTGAAGCCCCAGACCATCGCGTCAACCCTGTCGGGGCTGCCCTCGCCCTCGTAACCGGCTGCCGTCATCCGGCACATCTGGTCCTCAAGCTCGGGGAACG